ATAACATTATNNATTTNAATTGNTCCNGTGTTTTGATANNNNGGCAAATCAGCTTGTAGTTGNCCAAATTNNATNTCNGNCATTTANACCACCATTCTNGCNGACATATTTAATGGAGCTGATGATGTTCTTCCTCTTTGTGCTGATTCATTTGCAGTTTGTACGCCTTCTTTATATAAACTTGCCCAGACTTTTAATCTTTCATCATTCATAATAAATGGCTCACTTTCTGCTAAACACGCATATAAATATAAATCAGGAAAATTAGTTAATATTAAATTTGTTGTATTGCTAGTTGATAATGCAGTTGGTCTTTTAAAAAAACCTAGTTCTAAAACTTTTGCACTATCTGGTTGCATTCCTAAATAAATTTTACTACCTATAATTGTATAATGAGATGGAGTTCCTGATCCTTCTCCTGCATTATATACTCGCATAAAATCTGGTGGAGCTAAATAAGTTAAAAAAGTATAAGGACTTGTTTGATATGCAACATATCGCATTTCTAAATAACCAGTTGGTAAATCATAACTTTGAGTACCAGACACAGTTGTTATANAAGTATCAACACTTTCCATTTCTCTTAATCGTAAATCTCTAGCATGACGAGACTCAGCTAAATCTATAAAAGTATCAAGATATGATGTTAAATCTGTTCTGTTTAAATAATTTGCAATTTCTGTTTTGAGATTTGCGTAAGTGTCTAAAGCCATTATATAGTTCCATTATAAGTTTTAAAAAATCTGTTATCAGGATCGTTAAGCCATTTTCTAAAGCGTACTTTATCTTTAATAGCTCCTGCATTTGTCATAATACCTTGTTTTGATAATTGTTGAACAACAACAAGAGGAATAGAGGCAACTTTAGTCATTCCTGCGTGTTTTCCTAATTCGCCTCTCATCCTCAATGCTTCATTACCTAAATTAGACTCTTTTTTATTCATATCTATAATAGGTTGAATATCTTGCACATCTTCAAAGTGATATTTATTTTCGCTTTCGTCAATGTGCATTCTTGTTTTTAAAGTTGATGCACTATTTTTATTGTCAATCCAAAGTTTTTTTGTCATACCATCTCGGTTGCGTATAAACTTCCACTTGTAGATGCTTCTCTGATAGCTCCAATTTTATCGCCACCACTTACTTTAATGAAAATAACTTCATCTTTTGGTAAATAAGATCCAGCATTAACGGTTGCAGTTGGAGATGATGCAACAACAAAATGACAGCCTGCGGTCTTTGCACATAACATTATATAGCTAGTATCTGCACTAAAAGCAGTTGAGTTTGCTACTGATGAATCAGTAAAATCAATTTTATGTATTGTTGATGGTCTCCCATAATATATCCCTGCATTAGCCATAATTACCCTATTCTTCTGATTACGAAAGTTACTTCACACTCACAAGCAGTTGAAGATGCTCCATCAGTAATCATTTCTATTGGTTGACCTTCTGTAATATAGTTTGCACTTGAAGGAGTTGCTGAATCAACATCTCCTGCAGCAGAGCCAGATTGTGTTACTGTAATTCCACCACCACCAACAGCTACTCCACCTATTTCAAAAGATAGACCTGCATCAGCAGATGAAATTGCATTTTTAATTGTAGTATAAATTTTAATAATTTTTCCACTATCAGGAGCAGTTACAAAACTACTACCTGCTGTTGAGATAGTTGTAATTTTTCCTGTTAAAAAATAATCGTTTAATGTTCTCATTTGTTTTTCCTATTGTTCCGTGATTTATTCACTTCAATAAATAAAGGGCGTTACAACAACGCCCTCTATGTAAAAATAATTTATAATTAAGCAGTTAAGGCAAAAATACCAAAGTTGGCATTTGGAGACCTAGCAGTTAGCGTATATTCAGTTACGATCATACGTTTTTCTGAGTCACCAGTTTTTGCTAATTCTTTAGTTTCAAAAGGTCTAAGATAAGATAGTTCCCATTTATCCATTTCAAGAATATCAACTCTATTCTCTTGTTGGAATCTGTCAGGAACAAATGTTACCTCACCAAAATCACTTGTATAAACATCTACTGCTCCAATTACTCTTTTATCTTTAATATCGTTAGTGTTAGTAGCGATACCATTAAAAGATGAAGCTGTTTGTTTATGTGAAGCAGTCATTAAAACTACATCTGGACTTCCACCAAGTTCAAAACATTTTTTAAGACCTGCTTTTAAAAGGGCTTCTGTATATGCTCTTAGTGTTCCATTTGCATTTCTTTTAACTAATCCATCACCATTTAATCCGGCACCAACGGCACCTGCGGCATTGGCATAAGTTGTATTAGCGGCAGCAGAATAATTGTCGGCAGCGGTTGCTGTTCCGGCAATATTGCCACCATACCATGTTCCAACTGAGCCAAGGTTTCTAGCCGTTCCAGCCGCTCCAGCAGTTTTAAAAGTTTCAGCGCCAATCATGGTGTGTTCCATATCACGCTTAATTTCTTTTCCTGCTTTGGCGAGTTGGTAAGCGAGTTCATCACCTCTTCCCGCATTTGTAACAGCTTGGTCGGTTCCAGATACTCCAATTACTTTATTAGAGATTTGTGTATAGTTGCCTAGACGAGTAGTAGCAGCCATTGAAGTATTTCCAACGTCATCACCCTCTATTTTGGCATTTGCGGCAGCGGCAGATAATCCATCTGTTTGCCATTCGTGGTTTGTTTGTGTAGCATTACCTTTTCCAGCGTTGCTCATGAATGGAACTTCCATAGGTGCAATATTATAAATTACATCTGCAAGATCCTCACGAATACCAACACGGTTATAGGTTTGCACAGTATTAGCCGGTACGGCCATAGTTCTCTCCTATTCGTTAAAGTACATCTCCTTCAACACATTTTTTGCATCTTGGATATGTCCTGATTGTTTAAGTCTTGACATTCTCTTATCAATATTTTGACGATCAGCAGAATCCTCGGTAATATTACTTGCATTAGATGTAATCGTTTTAGGTTTTGATTTAACTTTTTTATTTGCTAATTTACTTTTTTTAATTTGATTATATCTGTAAGCGTCAGCTAATAATAAAATTGCTCTATGATCTACCATCATAGCAATTTCTTGTTCAGAATAACCATTTTCAATAGCAAAATTAGTTAATTTTTTAACCAATTCGGGACCTTTTTCCTTGTCAGCATAAACAGGCATTTTTTCAGACAAAATTTGACGTTCTTTTACAAGATAGTCTTGATAAATTTTTTCTTGTTCAGATCGTTTTTCTTGCTGTATGCGTTGTTGTTCTTGTTGAGCAACTTGCAAAGTCTCTTTACGTTTATCATCTTCAGCTTTTAAACGCACATATTCAGCGGGGTTTTCTCTATAAAGATTTTCCCAATCAATATTATTTGTTTGATTTAATTGCCTTGATAATTCTGTTAATTGTTGTTCGTATTGAGTACGAGAATTTTTAACTGCATCTAACTCCTTATTTAAAGTATCTCGTTGAGATTGTAATTCTCTACGTTGATCTCCTAAATCCTGAGTTTTTTTTGTATAGTCAGACTCACGCTGGTAACCTTTCAAGGCCTCATCAAGGGTAACTTCAAGTTCTTGATCTCCGATCTTAACTTTATAAAGTTCCTCTTGGGCTTTTGAATTGGCTTCTGTGGTATCTTCTATGTTATCGCCTTCAACACTTTCAAATAATTCGTCGGTCACCTCATCTATTGGCTCAACATCCTTATTTTCTGTTGTTTCTGGTTCAAGTTGTTCATTACTTGCAGTTTCTTTATTTAAAAGTGTCGTGAACGCCTTGGCGGTTTCATCCGTTGTATAGGTTGGTTTTGAAACGCCAGACTCCTCACTTTGAGGTTGGTCTACCATTATTAACTCCTTATTGTTTGTTAATCTGTTTTGTTGCTAGTTTTCCTGTTTCCATAACAGATTTTAATTGCACAAGAAGAACGTTTAACATTCTTTTCATCATGTAAATTTTTTCTCGTCCTTCTATGTCTCTTACAGGCGAATTAATCCATTCTAGGTCTAACTCGTCTGAAACTTTTTTTATTGCTTCTGTAAATATTTCATCTTCTAATATTGCTTTTGCTCTATGTCCTCTTTGTTGTTCTTTTTCTAAACTCATTACCTTCCTTTATAAAATCCACCTAAAGAAGTAGAAAATCCTGATCCTGTACTAGCTGTTCCATGTGGACTACCTTGACCTGCTAAATTTTGTGCTATGTTTTGTGCAATAGCGGCCTGATAAGCTGTATCGTCTCTTTCTCCTGCATCTGTTAATAGACTTCCTAAATTATTTGAAACTTGCGTTCCTTGTTGCCCAGAATTAACTTGTTGTGTTGGAGCAACATAACCATCTCCAGTTCCTTGTGTTCCTTGACCAACAGTTGCAAGTAATTCATTCATTGTTGCTCCTTGATTACTACCTGGAATAACAACATCTCCAACTTGATTAAGATAATTTTGTGGCGAATATTTTGTAAATGTATCGCCATCTTGAAAACCAAAAGCTAATGGATTGTTGTTTTGACCAAAAAAGTTAGTTGCCATTGTTTGTCCTAATATTGTATTAACAGCTTCATTAAATTTTGCTTTTCTTCTTTTATTTCCACCTGTCATATGATCAAAAATTCCAAAAAGAGTTGGTGTAAATCCTTTATCTTTATATTTATAAACTGTATTACCAAACTCATCTTCATCTACTTCCCACTTATCTAATTCAATTCCTGCTCCAAAAGGATTGTTAGGATCTTTTTTCATTTTATTGTATTCTTGTTCGCTGAAAGTTAAAGTTTCCTCTTCTTCTGGATCATCCTTTTCGCCTCCTAAATCTTTTTTTCCAAAATCTTCTATTGGCTGACATACACCATCAATTAATTGATAACCAGGAGGACAAGGATCAACAACTTCTTCTTGAACACTAAAATCTATTTGTGGATTTGGATATAATGCTTTTG